CGACGGACGGCTTCGAGACCGTCATGGTCAACGGCGTCCCGACGGCCGTGTCGGCGTCGAACCCGCTCACGGTGACCATCGCGGGCACCGGTAACACGGTGACCGGCGTGAACCTCGGCACCAAGACGCTGACCCTGGGCACCGCCCGCGTCGACGTCGCCGGTGACTACGTGGTCGCGGCGAACGCCCCCACCAGCGTCCGGGCGACCGGCAACTCCGCCTACGACCTGACCGGGTCGAACACGGTGACGTTCGCGAACTTCCGGGCCGCCGTGGCGCGCCTGCGGAAGATGGCGGTCCCGACCGTCGGCGGCTACTACGTCGCCCACATCGACCCCGACACCGAGGCGCAACTTTTCGCCGACTCCGACTTCAAGCAGGCCCTTCAGGGCCGTGTGGACTCCCCGATCTACCGGGACCTGTCCATCGGCCGGTTCGGCGGCATCGACTGGGTCCGCAACCTGGAGTCTCCGACGATCGCCAACGGTGGTTCGGCGGGCACCCTGCTCGTGCACCGGCCGATCGTGCTGGGCGCGAACGCGCTGATGGCGGCTCCGTTCGAGGGCACCAACAGTCTCCTTGCCGGTACCGGCGTCGAGGACGTGCCCGAGATCCGCACCGTCAGTGCGGCGCCCGCGGTCGACGTCACCCTCCTGGTGCGTCCGGCGCAGGACCGCCTGCAGCAGGTCATCGCCTCGACCTGGTCGTGGGTCGGCGACTTCGGTGTTCCGTCCGATGCGGGCACGGGCGATGCGGCGCTGTACAAGCGCGGCGTCGTCATCGAGCACGCCTGACATGGCTCCCGCCGGCGCGGACGCATCCCTGTCCGTCCGCGCCGGCGGGCCTTTCACGAAGGAGATGAGTCATGCGCGTGCGCGTGCTCGAGGAGTTCACCGCGTACTGGAACTACGCGGTCACCACGTTCCATAAGGACGCGGAGCTGGAGGGCGATCAGGCCCGCCACTTCGCCGACAACGCCCCCGCAGGATCGGTGGAAGTCCTGGAGGCCGACCCCGAGCCGCCTCGGGCGCCGAAGGAAACCCCGGCCGAGCCCGAGCAGCAGGACGAGGGCGACGGGCCGCCGGTGGACGGCACGATCGACGACCTCATGGCGTGGGTGGATGGCGACCGCGAGCGTGCGGCGCAGGCCCTGGCGGCGGAGCAGGCGAAGGACAAGCCGCGGTCGACCGTGGTGAAGCGGCTGACGGCCCTGGCCGACGCCGAGGAGTAGAGGGGGCCCGCAATGTCCCCGACCCCTCTCGCCACACAGGCGGACCTCGAGGCCGCCCTGCAGCGGACACTGGACCCGGCTCAGGCGGCGATGGCACTCCGCCGCGCCTCCGCACTGGTCCGGAAGTACTGCCGCCAGCAGTTCACGCTGGTGGAGAACGAGACGGTCACCCTGCCTGGCAACGGGCGGATCCTGCGACTCCCGCAGCGTCCCGTCGTCGTCGACGACACGCACCCGCTCACAGTGGTCGAGCTGTTCGGGATCGCCGACCAGGAGTACACGGCCCTCGAGGGCCGCGACTTCACCCGGATCGGCTCCGAGCTGACCCGCGGCGAGGCATGGTGGGCGCCGACCCGCCTGATGGGCTGGCCGTTCATGCGGCCCATGGGGATCTGGTCGCAGCGCGTCCGGGTCACCTACAGCCACGGCTGGGCGGAGGTTCCGGACGACGTCGTCGACGTGGTGCTGGATCTGGCGCAGATGAACATGACCAACCCGCAGGGCCTGCGCTCGGAGTCGATCGACGACTACCAGCGCACGTTCGCCTCCGAGACGATCGGCGGGGCCCTGCTGACCGCGGAGCACAAGGAGGCCCTGCGCCAGTACCGGGGCAGGTCGTTCTCTGTGGCTCCGGTGACGTGATGACGGCCATCGACATTCAGCCCCTGCTCGCCGCGGGCCGTGCCGCCCACGACCAGCTGCTGGTGGACACCTGCACCATCAGCCGGCCGGGGACGCCGGCCCTGAACCGCTCTACGAGCGTCCTCACGCCGGGGACGCCGACGGTCCTGTACTCGGGTGCGTGCCGCCTGAAGCCTCAGCGGGTTCCTCGCAACGAGGAAGCGGGAGAGCGGCTGACGATCGTGGCTCGCTACGAGCTGGCGCTGCCGTTCGCGTCGCTGGCCACGGATGACCTGCACGTCGGGGATGCGGTCACCATCACGGCGTCCGGTGATACCCGGCTCGTCGACCAGCCGTTCGCTGTGATGGCCGTCGACTTCAGCAGCACGGCGACCGCATGGCGGATCACCGTCGAAGGCGCCACGTGAGGGGAGGGCGGCGATGACGGCCCCCGCGGTCCTTCCTCATGTCGATGCGGTCACGACGGCTCTCACCGGGGCCGGGCTGACCGTCTACCTCGGCGGGGTGCCCTCGGGCGTCTCACCGACCCCTGCCGCACCGTATGTGGTGCTCTACCCCGACCCGGGGCGGGCGGAGACTGCGTCTCTCGCCGACGACCGGGTCAACTTCTCCGGCGTCGTCCAACTGACCTGCGTGGGATTGACGGCAGAGCAGGCCATGTCTGTATCTGACCGGGCCATGGCCGCCCTCTCCGTGGTCCTGACGGTCGCCGGGCGTGCTTCCTGGAAGCCGGAGTCCCTCGACGGGCAGCCGGTACAGCGCGACGACGATGTCGTCCCGCCCTGTTTCTACGCAGCAAGCCGCTATCGGCTGCGCTCCGTCCCCCAGTAAGGAGAACCCCCATGGCAGTCCTGAGCCTTCAGTCGATCACCGCGGCTGGTCTGGCCGCGAACTACGCGACGGCCGCGGCGGGCGGCGACAAGATCCCGCTCGGCGCGTCCAACATCTTCCTGCACGTGAAGAACGGCGGCGCGTCCCCCGTGACCGTCACCATCACGACGCAGTCCAACAGCTACAAGGGCCTGACGGTGCCCGATCGGACCGTCACCATCGCGAACGCGACCGACAAGTTCATCGGCCCGATCGACAGCTCCCTGCACGCGGACATCAACCAGCAGGCGGCGGTGGGCTACTCCGCCGTCACGTCGGTGACCGTCGCCGCGCTGCGCATCTGACCCTGCCCGCCCCCAGTCTCGCCCCGCCCCGCTGACCGGGGCTTTTTTCATGCCCCCGAGGAGGGTTCATGTCTGACCTGATCAGCGATGGCAACACGAAGGTCGCGTTCGCGACCAGCATCGCCAACCTGAGCGCACCGACGGTCACGGAGCTGACCGCCGCGAACGACTGGACGACCCGGCTGACCCCGGACGGCCTCAAGGCCGACCCGGCGACGGCGGACGTCGACACGTCGTCGCTGGCCAGCACGTTCACCACCAACCAGCCCGGCCGCCGCTCCTACACGGTCGAGCTGACGTTCAAGCGGGGTTCGACCCCGACCGAGGACCAGCCGTACACCACGCTGACCTATGGCGCGACTGGCTTCGTCATCGTGCGCCGCGGCGTGCCCTACACGACGGCGTTCGCCACCGGCGACAAGGTAGAGGTGTACCCGGTCGCGGCGGGCGAGGCGCAGAACATCGCCCCGGCGGCCAACGAGGTCTCCAAGTTCATGGCGCCGCTGAAGGTCACGTCGGACCCGTCGACGCGGGCTGTCGTCGCCTGATGCCGGACATCTCGGAGCTTCTGGCAGGGGCGTCGCCTCGCGAGGTCACCGTTCCGGTGTGTCTTGCGGGCGACGCGGGCGCCGAGTTGGAGGCGTTGGAGGCGGAGCTGGGACAGCTGGGGGAGTGGCAGCCGACATCGCTCGGCGAGGCGAACCCGGCGTTCGAACTTCAGGAGCGCATCGCCGCGGCCCGGGAGCGGGTGCGGGAGACGGCGGTCGAGTTCCGGTTTCGGGCGCTCGGGCACCGCGCCTACAGCAACCTGCTCGCCGCCCACCCGGCACCGAAGGACTCGAAAGAGCCCTACGACGCGGGGACGTTCCTGCCTGCGGTTCTCGCCGCCTGCTGCGTCGAGCCGTCGCTGACGCCGGCGCAGGTCGACAGGCTGCTGGACGTGGTGAACGACGGGACCGCACGGACGCTGTTCGCCGCCGCCCTGGCGGTGAACGAGGAGCCGTCGCCGATCCCTTTCTAGTCGCCCGCCTGCGGGATCACCGGCTCCCGTACCGGCGGGAAGTGGAGGCGGCGCGGGCCTGGGGGATCCCGCGCAGCATCCTCCTCGGACGACCGCAGCCGGGCCCTGGTGAGCCGTTGTGGCTGCCGGAAGACCGCTGGTGGGCGATGGCGCTGATGGAGGCCGAATCGGGGCTGTGCGGGGACTGTGGCCATTTGCTGTCCGAGACCACGCAGGCCGAGGCCGAGTACGCCTACGACGCGGCGATCACCAAATGCCACGCCTGCCTCGCCGGCGCCCGCCGGGTGGCCGCACACCAGGAAGACGGCGGCAAGACCGACGGCCTGAAGGTGTCGGTGTTCCGGAGGGAGACGTAATGGCAGGCGTAGACGTGATCGGGCTCACCGTGGTCGTGGACGACCTGGGGGTCTTCGCTGAGCGGCTGCGGGTGAACGCGGCGAAGGCCGTGAAGGTCACCAGCCTGAAGGTCAAGCGGGACGCGCAGTCGCGCGCCTCCGGTCACCCTCGGTGGGTTCACTACCCGCGCACCATCACCTACGACGTCAAGGTCACTGCTGAGGGCATCGAAGGTGAGATCGGGCCCGACAAGGACCTGAAGGGGCAAGCGCCTTACGGGGCGATTGTCGAATTCGGGACGAGCGTTACCGCCCCCATTCCACACCTCGGCCCCGCGCTCGACGCGAACGCCGAAGACCTGGTCACCGGCATCGAAATCGCCATCCACCAGGCCATGTAACAGCACGTCAAGGACAGGGAACCCATGACCACCACAAGCAGGAAGCCGCCCGCACGCCGGGCTGCGAAGCCGGCGCTGACGTTCGCTGACATCCGGGCGAAGATCCAGCGGCCACGGCACATCGTCGAACTCGTCATGAACGCTGAGGCCGCGTCGGAGATCGACGCCCTCGAGCAGCTCCTCGAGCGGGCGCAACGCCACGACGAAGCCAACGGCACAGAATCCGCCCGGGACGTCGCCAAGCGCCTCCAGGAGCTGGAAGCGCAGGCCGAAGAGTCCCGGGTCCGGTTCACCCTCGAAGCCATCACCCATCGGGCCTACCAGGCACTGCGGGTGGAGCATCCGCCGACCAAGGACCAGATCGAGAAGGCGGCAGCCCGCGGCGGGAGCGAGGAACCGGCCTTCGACGCGGATGCCTTCGCCCCTGCGCTCGTCGAGGCCCAGCTGATCGAGCCGAAGCCCGAGACACCCGAGGAGTTCGCGGCCTTCTGGAGCGAGCTTTCCGACGGGCAGCTCGCACAACTGTGGTCCGCCGCCATCCAGATCCAGTTCCAGACCGGCGAGCTCGGACCGCCTTCGCAGGCTGCCGCCGACGTCCTCCGCTCCTTCGGGCTGGCCACCGACTGACCTGCCTCAATGCGCGACAACTGAATAGGGGGCTGCCGTGGCCGACCGTACCGTGCGCGTCCGCGTCATTGCTGAGATGCCGGGCTTCGGCACCGTCGTGCGCACCGGCACTGGCGAACTGCTGGCCCTCGGCGAGGCTTCCCTTGTGGCCGGGCGCGGGATTCGCGCGCTCGGCGCGGACGGGGCGGTGGCCCGCGCCGGTCTGATGGGCATGGGTGCGGGTGCTCGCGGCGGAGCGGCGGGAGTCCGGGAAGGGGAGGCTGCGGCTTTGGCCGCGGGCCGTGGCGCGCGCACCCTGCGCAACGAGGCGGCCCTCACCTCACCCGCGTTCGGGCGCATGGGCGCCGCAGCGCGCACCGGCATGGGCTCGGTCCGGTCCGGCGTCGAGTCGGTCCTCGGACCCGTCAAGCACCTCGGTGCCCTGCTCGCGGGCGGGGCGATCATCTTCGGCCTGCACGACATCGTCCACTCGGGCAACGAGTACACGGACGCGATGAACAAATTCCTCGAGGTCACGCGCGCCTCGGGGGGACAGATGGCGGCGGCCGGCCGTGAGGCGCAGGCCCTCGGCGCGGACATGAAACTCCCGTCCGCGAACGCCGCTGAGGCTGCGGACGCGATGGTCGAACTGTCGAAGGCCGGCCTGTCTGCGCAGGACGCCATCAGGGCTGCTCGGGGCACGATCCAGCTGTCGGCTGCTGCTCGAACTGACGTCGCAACCGCGGCGAAGATCGAGGGCGACATCATGGACCAGTTCGCCCTCAAATCGACCGAGGCGACCCACGTCGCCGACGTCCTCGCGAACACGTCCAACTCGGCGTCCGGCGAGCTGATGGACATCTACTACGCCATGAAATATGTGGGCCCCATCGCCCACACCATGGGCGTCTCCATCAAGGACACCGCCACCGCCGTCGGCCTGTTGG